CCCCAAGCTTTGAAAGGCATGGGGCTGACTATGAGCTTGTGGAGCGTAACGGCAAGCTCTACGACAAGATCGCCCACTCCTACCAGTTTGGGGAGACGATCTATCTGGATGTCCAGTGGGGCTTTGAGTGGATTGACTGTCCCCAGCCCTTTAAGGAGTACATCACTGCTCGGGCCTCTAGGGTCTATGCAAGCCGTCTGGTGGCCTCTGAGGAGCTTGTGAAGCTGATTGCTCAAGATGAGGCAATCTTCCGAGCCCTTTGCATTGAGTATGACACCAGCAGCTCTAAGCCCAGCATGTTTGGGTTGGAGAATGGGCAGAACACCTATATCTCTTACATGCCGTTCCGCACGCTTGCTAGATAATAATGGCAACCATCTCCCAGAGAATCCCCAATCTACTTGGTGGGGTAAGTCAACAGCCTGATTCCCTGAAGCTTCCTGGCCAGGTTAGAAAGGCTGTGAATTGTATGCCCGACCCTACTTATGGGATGCTCAAGAGGCCTGGTCTGAAGCTGATCAGCGCTCTCAGTGGAGCCGTCTCTGGGGGTCGGTGGTTCTCGATTGTTCGGGACCAGACTGAGCGCTATGTCGGGCAGTTCCTGACTGATGGCACCCTGAAGATCTGGGATGGCCAGACGGGGGCTGTCAAGACAGTCAATGCGGTTGCTCCTGCTGCCCAGGCCTATATGGCTAACTGCACCAGCGAGGACTTTGAGCTGCTGCAGATCAATGACTATAACTTCGTCCTCAATAGGTCTAAGGTAGTCGCCAAGGATACGGTCACTAAATCCCCCGTACAGCCGCCTGTAGCCCTCGTTATCGTGGCTCAGATTGGCTATGATGCTACCTACGAGGTTAAGATCAACGGCCTCACAGCGACCCATACAACGCCTGCTAGTGGTGCTTTGACGGTTGCTTCTGTGGTCTCTGATCTGAAGACCAAGATCGAGGCATTGTCCGGTGGTGGTGTCTACTCAGCAACCATCGCTGCAAACACCCTCATCGTTAAGCGAGTCAACGACGCAGACTTCAACATTGATGCCACTGGTGGTGTCAGCTCGACTGCGTTGCTTGCGTACAAGAACACTGTGCCGAACGCTGCCCGTCTTCCAGGGGTAAGCCAGAATGGCCTGGTCCTGAAGGTGGCTAACCTTGAGGATGCCAACGCCGATGACTACTACGTCAAGTTCGTTACGACTGATGGGGGTAGTGTTGGTGCTGGTGTGTGGGAGGAGTGTGTAGCTCCGAATACGGAGATCTACATCAACCCAACCACCATGCCTCACGTCATCATCCGTGAGAGCAATGGTACGTTTACCTTTAGGGCCCTGAGCGAGGCCGAGAAGGACGGGGAAGACCTCTACTGGGTGGAGCGCAGGGTAGGGGATGACACCACCAATCCATTCCCCACGCTTGTCGGGAAGCGGGTTACAGGGATGTCCTTCTACAGGAACCGCCTGGTGCTGCTGTCTGAGGCCAATGTGATCTGCTCACAGCCTGGCTCCTACTTCAACCTCTTTCGGGAGTCTGCTCTGGTTCAGACCGATGCCGATGCCATTGACCTGGCAACAGGCTCTCTGCGCCCTGTAGACCTCCGCTATGCCATTGGGGATCAGCAGGGCCTGGTCTGCTTCTCGGAGAATGGGCAGTTCATCCTTACGTCTAACGAGGATGTCTTCAGCTCATCAACTGCCAAGATCCAGCCCTTCACTAGCTTCACCACCAACCCCAAGGTCAACCCTGTAGAAACTGGTCAGTCGATTGTCTTTGTTGATAACAACCAAGGCTACAGCTCAGTAACGGAGATGCTGGTCACCTCATCTGAGAACAGACCATCCGTTGCTGACATCTCTCGGACGGCACCCACCTATGTGCCTGCTGACCTTGAGCCTATTGTAGCTTCCATCTCAGCTTCTTTGCTTTGCTTCCTTGGCAAGACCAATCGGAAGAACATGAAGCTGTTTAAGTTCTTCAACAACGGCAATGAGAGGATCCTTGCTTCCTGGTTTGAGTGGCATCTACCAGGGGACTGTCTCCATGTCTCGGTTGACCATGACCTCCTGATCTTCGTCACTGTCCAGCAGAATGGCATCTGCCTGAGCACATGCTCTACCCTTGTAGATATTGAGGGGACTGCTGTTAATGATTCGGGCACTTCGTATGAATACCGCCTGGATCTATTCAAGTCAGGACCCACTATGTCCTATGACGCTGGCAATGATGAAACCAAGGTCTACTTCCCTGCTGGGGCTTATGACTCGACCCTGACAGCCCTTGTGGCTACCAGCGAGACGCCAACCAACAACGGAACCTTCTACACCGACCTGACGGCTGCCAATGATGGCAACTGGTATGTGACGGTGCCTGGGGACATCACAGGCTTTGATGATGTCACCCTGGGCTATACCTATGAGTTCCGGCTGGAGATGCCTAGCTTCTATCTGGTCAACTCTAGTGGGGATGGCAAGACCCAATCCGATGTGATCAATATCCCTAGAGTTCATCGGCTGAATGTCCAGTCTACGGACTCAGGCTATTACTACGCTGATGTGCAGTCTCTAGGACGGCCAACACGGACGTTCTTCTTCCCCAACAACTTTGCCAACCTCACCCCCCTCGACAGGGCAGCCCTGCCCCAGGCGGCTAGTAACAACATCCCTGTCTATGCAAAGGGTACTGAGGCCAAGGTTGCTCTCTATAGCGAATCCCCCTTCCCGTTGTCCTTTGTAGCTGCTACTTGGTATGGAGTCTATTCCAACAGAGGGATCCGTTCTGTCTAGGCATACTAGACCGGCTACGATACGAGATGCTATTGAGAGCCTTGCTAGTCTGCGGATAGAGGATCGCATTGAGCTTGAGGATGCTGGGTGGAATCCAGCCCTAGCCCTTGTTTACTCTGTCGCCTCGTCTCACATGCCTATTGCATACATTGATCGCAAAGGAGCTATCGGGGGCTTGGCTGGGGTTGTGCCTGAAGATGACGGCATAGGGAGGATCTGGCTCCTCTGCACTGATGCCGTAAAGGACAACCCCGCTACATTCTATAGAACTGCAAGGGCTTGGGTTAAGAGCGTGGAACGAAGCTACACCCTCCTTCATAACGTTGCAGATCCTAGAAACAAGATGCACCTGAAGCTCCTACACAAGCTGGGCTTCAAGCGTCTCTCCTACGTCGAAGTGGGACCAAACAAACATACATACGTGGAGTTCGCCAAGTTATGTGCGTCGCCGTTGCCATCGGTGTTGCAAGCGCCGTAGTAGGGGCTGTCGGCAGCATCGCTCAATACCAACAACAGCAGGCACAGGTTGCTGCTGCTAATGATGCTGCTTGGCAGCAAACCGTTCTACAGAATAGGCAGATCAACTCGGCTGCCAACCAGAACCTGCAGCAAAGCATCTTCTCGATGCAGATGCAGAACAGGCAGGTCAAGTTCCAGAACCAGCAGACGATGCAGCAGACGATGCTGCAGATGGATCAGGTGGTTCGCTCCAACCTCAGTGCGCATAGGGAGTGGCAGCAGGCAATGCTGCAGAACAGCTATGCCAACATGCAGAACCAGCTTGACTATCAGGGCCGGTTTAACCAGTCCCTGCTGAGTCGCAATGCTGCAGACCTTCAACAGGGCATCAACCAGAGAGCCCTCAATGCAGACCTAGAGGCTGCCCAGATCCGTCTCCAGGATGCTAGGGCCCAGGCTGCGTTTGAGAGCGAAAGGCTGATGGCCTCTAACCTCCAGGCCCAAGGCACCGTCCTTGCTGGTGGTCGTAGTGGTCAGTCTATTGGTCTCTCTGTTCAGAGTGTCAATGCTGCCTATGGCCGGGATATGAACATGGTTGGTACTAACTATGCCAACAGTGTTGAGGACTTCTATTCGGATAGCTATAAGGCCTACCTGGCACAGATCCAGAGGGACGCAGAAGCCATCTCTCGGATCGTTCCTGAGCCCAGCAAGCCTATTGGTCTTCCGGCTCCTCCTGAGCCCATCTATGCCCCGATGCCTGATAGGCCGATCCTGGCTCCCTTTATGAAGAGTCCTGGTCCTTACCAGTCAGCTATCTTCGCTCCTGCTCCTACGCAGCAGCCAGGGCCTAGTGGTATTGGTCTGATTGCTGGTATTGGTGGTTCGATTGTTGGAGGTGTCCAGGCTGGCTATCAAGCCCGCAACTACGTCAAGAGTGCTCCCGGTTAATAAGCTATGGCTAGAGAGTTCAGAACAGTTCAATACCGGGGGCGCCAATCTCTTCCTGAGGCCAACAACCAACTCCCGGACCTCTCCAGGAATCTGGAGTCAGTTAATCAATATGAGCAGGGGAAACTGAGAGGCCTCCAGGAATCCCTGACTCTCCAGAATAACCTCCTTAACAGGAACACCGAACGGCTGGATGCTATTGCCCTTGAGCAGCAACGAGCCGCCATCTCCCAGACATCTGCTAGGAACCAGGCAGCCCTTCAGCAGGCCAATCTCTATGGCCAGCAGAAGCTTCGCAACCAGAAGCTGGAGGATGACTGGACAAATGAGATCTATCGGCTGCAGACAGTCCAGCAGGCTGAGAAGAACAGGCTCAAGGCCCAGCTTAAGGGTCAAGAGCTGCAAAGCCTCACCCAGTTTGGTGCCCAGCTTGTTCAGTTCTCCGAAACCCTCTGGAAGCAGCAGGCTGAGGAGATCAACAAGAAGAACCAAGAGCTCCAGGCTCAGGGCGTTGTTGACTGGCTGCTGAATCCAAACATTGCTGGTCTATTCCGGCAAGATCAGATCCAGAACCTCAGGCTGGCTAAGCACGCCGAGCTCCAGCTCATGGCTACGGAGCTTGAGAAGGCTGGTCTTCCTAACGAGGCAGCCAACCTACGGTCTGCCAACCCCTTCTACCTGTATGGCCTCCAGGAAGGCATCACAATCACTTCTAGCGGTCGATTCCGCCAGGAGATAGAGAAGGCTGTTGAGCTTGCCCATCAGCAGGGTCTCCTTAAGTTTGGTGATACCAACTACGATGCCAAGCTGCAGGAGCTGATCCAGAGCCAAAGCCGTAACTTCATCAAGGCCAATGGTCTCACGGCTATCAGCCCTGATGTCCTCACTAAGTATTTCGCCAACTCCTTCCTTGAAGCCCAAACTGGGATCACCAAGCAATACAACGCTAGAAACAACAAAGTCGTCAAGCAGGAACAGATAAGCGCTGCTCTTGGTAACTTCAATCTAGCTATCCCTGCTATTGCAGAGGACCCGGCAGAGGC